TTATTGATTCGGATTAAGATATGGTTATATGAGCCGCATCGTGAGCTTGTGCTTTAGCGTAGTATACTGCACCATCGCAAACTAACTCAACTTGATCTCCTAACTGTGCACCACTGATGAAAACAATTTCATCAACAGCAGACTCAGCACTGCTACCAGCACTACCATCAGCACCCACTGTTGTTCCAACAATAGTATCTTCAGATGTGTTGTTAGCAATAGTTACTGCATTAGCCGCAACCTCAGACAAGATGAACTTAGCATGCCAACCTGCACCAGCAGTAGCCGCTAATGGCAAAGTAATCTCATAAGCAGAGTCTTGTTGAATCATAAAAACCTTACCAGAATCTAAAGCAGTTAAGGTTTTAGCCGCATTAACAGTTTCTACTTTTAGTTTGAAATCAGCTTTACCGCTATTATTATTAAGATAATCAGCTCTCATCTTAGACTCCTTCTAGGTTGAACAGTGCATGTGACTCAGGAAGAGTTACTTCAAGACCAGCTTCGGTCAAGATCATATCTTTCCTTAAATCCTCATCAGCCGCCTGTACGTTGGTCATAACTTGTGTATCACGATTGATACCGTTACCGATCAACGGACGATATGCCAACTGAGTCATATCAGCCATAAGCATGAAACCAGATGAAATACCTCTGAACAATGGCTCTTTTACAAGATTCAATGTTCCGTGTATTGTATCTATCACCATAATATTGTGACCGAAAGAACCTTGACGAGATTCCATGTTCATTCTTAATGGTGACTGGTTTACTGTTGTTGCACCACCGCTTAATGCGGCATTTGCATTATGAGCAAGAGAAGCACTCAAGAAAGCATCACTGCCTAGCTTGTTGAAGAATGTAATTACTGGTAAACTACATAGAACCAGTTTCTCTGACATTCCACCTCTAGCTGGATCAAAGATAACTTCAAGGTCACTAAGTAACCTGTCATAAGTTAACTCTGACTGAGCAACGCTTCTATAGTATGCATTTCCAGATGAATAGCTAAACGCAGAATCGTTAACGACCGGAGATACATTTTTCACAATGTGTCCCACCAATCCTTCTGTGTACTGGATACCGCTTACACGAGCTCTCTGACCGAAGAGCATAGCTCTTTCAATGTCAATCTTGTGCTCACGTAGTTTAGTAGCCCAGATACGATTCCACTCTTCAGCATACCCACGATAGCGAGTTGCATAAGCAGTGTTTGTCATCTCTGCCGCTGTTTTAAAAATCTGGGTGTACCCAAAATCATCTTCTAACTCAGAAGAGAATACATCGGGTGAACCAGAACCTTCTTCAAAAGAAGAACCTATGATTTGTGCAGTGTCGTCATCAGATAGAATATTGTAACCTGAGCCAATATTAGCAGAGATATCAATAATTTTACCTGTAAACGAAGAAGAACTACTTGCATGCGTTAATCCAGATTCAACCCTTACTAGAACCTGTGAGTATCCAGCAGTTGTATCTAGTGTATTTACACTAAAAACCATGCCTTTAATTAAATACTCAACAGCCGCTCCACCAGCAGTATCAACAGTGAACGAATAAGACGATCCTGCGGATACAGCAGAGCCACCATTTACATCAGCCGCAAGAAGAAACGATCTATCTGTAAAGCTAATGCGATTGCGGTTTTCTAAATAACGGAACACTGGGTCATCGGTAGGTGACTTAGCGACCTGATTAAGATATACGAAGAATGGTGATTCTTCTGGAACTAACTCGGCAACTCTGTCACCGAAGTTAAATATCCGTCTTCTATCCGGTCTTTGACCTACACTTGCATCAGAGGTAGTAGCTGTTATATCACTGGATTTTAATACTCCAGAATTGTATGATATTGCCATTTTATTACCTTTGTGTTATGTGGTTATTATTAATCACGGTAATCTTCCAGAACCCCCAGTCGATATGATCGAATCAAACATCTTGTCAGCATCATTGCGTTGAGATGCTTGTGGCTGTCCTTGAAGCACTCCCGCTGTGCGAGGAGCCTGCTTTGCCGCAGTTACCGCTTCCATTGTATCATTGTTTGCAACAGACTGACCGTTTTGCATTTGCCAAAGTTTAACTAGATTGTTCAAACCTACTTTTTCTTTTGGCTGTGTTGTGAATTGCAAGAAATCATTTATGTCATTATCTGACATCTTATACGTTCCTCTTAATTCATTCACAGTGTTTTGCATTTGCATTTCAGACTGTATCTGTTGCTGTTGTTGGGATAATGCAGACTGCAATCTCTGCTGAACCATATTCTCTATTTTGTTATTTACATATCGTCCAGATTCAGAGTTTTCATCTGTAAAAGCATCCCAAGGATTGAAATCGTCCTTACCGACTGTTTGCTCTGGTTGCTGTTGTGTTTGTTTTCCGGCAATACCATCTTCAAGAGTTTTTACCAAGTCTGGTCTCTGCTCCAGTAACTGAAGGATTTGAGCACCTTGTTGCAATTTAGCATTTTCGGCCTGAGCACGATCATACATAGATTGAAACTTCTTAGCTTCTGCTTCATAATCTATAGAAGTAGACTGTTCTTGTGTAGGTTCTTGATTTTCAGCTACAAGCTCTGGGCCTGCCTGCTGACTGATAATATCCTCTTCAAAAGCACTATTAGCACCGGGCTGTTCGCTAGGGACATTCACTTCCTGTTGTTCTAGTGTTGACATAGTTTCTCCTTAGATGTCTTTAGGCTTCTGGAGCGGAACTGACTTTTCTCTGAACATCTTTCAGATTATTAGCCAATTTCTCAACCTCAAGCTTCACCTCATTTTCTAGTTTTCCACGTTGTACCCTTCTGTCTGCTTTAGACTCAGAATTGATTTCAGACAGTCTAGATTTAAACTTCTCAACTTCAACTCTCTTTCTATCACTGACAGACTCTCTTTGGGCAGTTTGCAAGTCACCCTGCAAATTCTTTATTTGATCCTGCATTGCCTGAACCTGTTGCTGTAGCAACTGCTTTTCTTCTGTTCTACGCATAATACCTTCCTTATCAAACAATTCAGGATTCTTCTTTAACACCTCGTAACGATCAACAATTCCCATTTGAAAAGCTTCTAAGTACACAGCAAGTTCTGCATACTTACTAGAAGGCATAGTTGATCCGGGCTCAATTCTTACATCATGCTGATCTAACATGTGTCTTTCCTTCTTTAAATCTAACACAGCTTGAGAAACATCTGTATAGAAATTTGCCATAACTTCAGTTATATTGTTATTTGGCTGTGCTAGACGGAAAATCTTTTTGTAGGTATAGTGACCTTTAGACAAGTTATACAGAACCTTACCCAACTTATTAATACTAAACTCTATATCTCTAAGTTTAGACTTTGGTCTTTCGCTACCTAAAGCAATCATTCTTTCTGTTGCTCTCATGGTCTCTGGAGCTTTTTCTGCAAAGCCATGCATCATCTCAGGAAGACCAAATATAAAATCTATATAAAACTCTGACTGCTGTATCAGTCTGTAAAACTCACCAGCTAAAGGTTGAGGGGCTGGGTAGTGCGGCTCACCTTGAGAAGAGTCTACTTCAATCACCGCATTTGGGTTTGCCCAGTCTTTTTCTAGCTGATTAACATCCTCCACACTACCCAAGGGGACTAATAATTTTAAACCTGCTGAAGCCTGTGCATGAGACAATGCCAGAGACCATAATTTATTTAACAGTCTTTGCATAGGTCTAGCTCTTGATATATCTGATTTTGGATAAGGAGTGCCAGTCCAGATATTTGGAAGGGGCACTATGGGATATTCATCGGTATTGAGTATCTGTTCATATAGCACAACCTCACCCATCGATGCACACACTTTTACACGAGTTTGTAAAACTTCTACTGCGGTAAATGCTCCAATGTCAAAAGCATCTGAGTTTTCTTCAAAAAACTTTAGATACTCTTCTTGAGATAGGATTTCTTCATCTTGAGTCTTCATGTCAATAATTCTATAGTAAGGAACTTTTACTTTAAAAAATCTTTCCAGTACTTGATACTTCTTTACTTGATAGTAATCTTTGTCTTTTACATCTGCTGGGGTAAACACAGTCATAGAGTTTCTGTTTTGAGATGAGGGGTAGTCCTCTTCATCGTATGTAAAACCAGATATATCGTTAATGATTCCGGGTATAGTTTCTCCTGTTTCTGGATCAACCCTGTCTCCTAATTCTGGGTAGAGGTTGACGGCTTGCTCACCTGTTAAGATGGTGGAAAGGATAATACCATCAGAATCGCTAAACCAACGATCACGAGAGCTAGGAGAAGCATATACTCTAAACGGATCGACATAGGTAAACTTAACGTCACCTCTACCAAAATCTGATTCGGAATCTATATACGCATATAGATAACCCATTCCTGTGGTAGCATAATCCTGTATAGCCTGTTTCATTTGCCAGTCACCATCAGAGTTTTGCCACACGTAACCCATGATTGTTCTCCATAGAGTAGCGACCTGCACGTCTGAGTCTTCTCTTGGAGTCAATGTAAATGCTGGAGGACGTGATGTCAATACAGCTTTAAATTTTTCTATAGCCGCAGATACACGATCCATAGGTATATCTGCTTGGTTTCTTGATGCTAGTTCGTCAGACTCATCCGCAGTAAAGTGATTACCAAGGTAGAAGTCAATATCCTTACGAGCTTCTGTATCCCAGTCAGAACGTGAGTCACGCCACTGTCGGTACAATTCATCGTTATATAGTGCTCTTGGGTCTTGCTCCATCTTAACGAGACATACCTCTCATCATAGAACCTGTAATAGATTGTCCTAGTGCAGATTTAAGAATATCAGATAAAGACATTTCTTTTTTAGGCATCATACCATCAGGAGAGTCTAGTAACTCTGCATCGTTTAGCATCCCTTTCAACCTCATTAGCTGTATGGCTTTTCTTGCTCTGTTTACTGTATCTTGCTCTATACTGTCCTCTAACATCATAGCCTGATCCATAACAGCTCCTAATGTACTACCTTCATACATAGAAGGGTTTGCTTGCCTATCGCTAATCTGTAATGGGTCTCTAGGTTGAGGTGGTAACATAACATCTCCACCTTCTTGATACCCCATCATCTTTTTCTTTTTCTTAGCCATTCCACCATATCGCATGCCCATCATATCTTTCTTCATGGCCATTCCACCACCCATCATACCCATAAGTGAATCATCTACCATACCACCTTCCTGCATATAGCCCATACGGTTTCTTACCATCTCTGGCAACTT